GCCTTAACAGTTCCGAAGAGTGCGTTGGTTCTCGAGCAGCTGACTTCCTAACTAGGAGGTTAGCGACATGGCAAAGTTTTCAGGAACAGTCGGTTTTATAGACATCATTGAAACTTCGCCAGGCGTTCATGCCCCGAATGTTATGGAGAGGCCCTATAAGGGTGATATTCTCCGTAACACTCAGGCATGGCAAGACAGCGAACATCTCATTGATGATTTCACCATCAATAACCGTTTTAGCATTGTATCGGACGCATATGCGTATGAGAACTATTCTATAATACGCTTTATTCGTTGGATGGGTGTTGCATGGAAGGTTACTGGTGTAGAAATTAAAAGGCCACGTCTTATATTAACAGTTAAGGGGGAGTATAATGGGTAGCAGACTTGAACTTCATACGTTGTTAACGGGTTTGGGTGTTGCTGCCTATTTTCAACCTCCTCCTGCTGTTAATATGACATATCCTTGTATTGTCTATCGTCTTGACGATATCGACACTAAGTTTGCCAACAATGTTCCTTATAGTTTACAAAAAGGGTATGTACTCACGGTCATCGATCCCGACCCTGATACTGTTATACCTGACCAAGTTGCAGCGTTGCCTAGTGTGTCGTTTGATCGTTTCTACACAGCAGACAATCTAAACCATTACGTATTTCGAATTTACTTTTAATAAGGAGTTACTATTATGGCAGTATTAGTTTGGGACGATGCTGGTAAACGTTTCTTTGAAACCGGTATTGAGAAGGGTGTTTTGTACCCTATTGATTCCAGTGGCGATTACCCTTTGGGTGTTGCTTGGAACGGTTTGGTAAGCGTTACCGAAAGTCCTTCTGGTGCAGAGCCAACCCCTCTGTATGCAGATAACATTAAGTACTTAACTTTAGTTTCAGCTGAGGAATTTGCCTGCACAATTGAGGCTTATACCTATCCTGATGAATTTCTGCTCTGCGACGGTTCTATTGCACCTGTAATTGGTACTTACCTTGGGCAACAGGATCGTACAATCTTTGGGCTTGTATTTAAGACAAAGGTTGGTGACGACATTTCTGGTGATGCGGCTGCGTACAAGCTTCACTTGATCTACGGCTGCTTGGCTTCACCTTCCGAAAAGGGATTCCAGTCAGTTAATGATTCACCTGAAGCAATTACCTTCAGTTGGGAAGTCGCAACGACTCCTCCTGCAATAACCACTTATAAGCCAACTGCGCAAATCATCATCGACAGCCGTACCGCGGATGCCACTGCACTGGCTGCTATGTTGCTGATCTTGTTTGGTGATACAGCCACCGATCCGAATCTACCCCTGCCGGATGCAATCATCACGGCAATGACGCCCTAACGATTAATTAGGCGTTTCTCCTCCTCTTGGACCCCCTGGGTAACAATCCGGGGGGTCCTATTAAATAAAAACCTTGAAAGGAGATCCCATGTTAAAGAAAACAATTAAATACAAAGATTACAATGATGTTGACCGAGAAGAGACTTTCTATTTCAATCTCTCAAAAGTAGAGGTTGCTGAGATAGAGATGTCTGTTGCTGGTGGTTGGGTTAAGTGGGTCGAGAAAGTTGTTGAGGCCCAGAGTGAGCCCGAATTGATCACTATCTTCAAAGAGATCATTCTTATGGCTTATGGTGAGAAATCTTCTGATGGTCGTAGATTTATCAAGTCTGAAGAGCTTAGTAAAGGGTTCTCCGAAACAGAAGCATTCGTTGAATTGTTTATGGAGCTTGCTACCAAAGCCGATGCCGCGGCTGCTTTCTTTAACGGCATTGTTCCAGAAGTAGAATAGAAACTTCAAAATGGAAGGAGACCAGGAATGTTAACAATTAGGATTCCCGATCAAGAGTTGTTTAATGACGCTACTCAAGAATTTATTAATGTAAAAGGTCGGGAGCTTCGTTTGGAACATTCTTTGGTTTCCTTATCGAAATGGGAAAGTAAATTTCACAAACCTTTCCTAACAAAGGAAGACAAAACACGCGCAGAAACTATTGCGTACATTAAGTGTATGACGATGACCCAAAATGTTGAGGATAATGTATTCAAAGCAATCGACGCCAAAGTCATTGACCAAGTAACCGCGTATCTAGAAGACCCTATGACCGCTACAACGTTTACTGAACAGGAAGAGAAGCGCACGATCAATCGGGAGGTTATAACAGCAGAGATCATCTATTACTGGATGCTAGCCCTGCAGATACCAATGGAGTGCCAAAAGTGGCATCTTAACCGATTATTAACTTTAATTAACGTATGCAACATAAAGAATCAACCCAAAAGAAAGATGACGAAGGGTCAGATTCATGCACGAAACATGGCCCTTAATGCTGCACGACGAAAACGCTTTGATAGCGCGGGGTGATCTTATGATAACATTTACACACAAAGGTAATTTTAAAAAAACTGAGAGATTTCTTTCGCGAGCCAAAAAGTTAAAGATAGATTCACTTCTGAAACGATATGGGGCAGAAGGGGTTGCCGCTTTAGCCGCCGGTACGCCAGTTGCAAGCGGTATAACGGCAAACTCTTGGGATTACAGCATAACCAAATCAAAGTGGGGATACACCATAACTTGGAGTAACTCACACGTGAACCAAGGTGCAAACATTGCAATTCTTATACAATACGGACATGGTACGGGTACTGGTGGATATGTGCTACCGATAGATTATGTAAATCCCGCTATGAAACCTATATTTGATAGAATAGCAGAAGAAATCTGGAAGGAGGTATCTAATTTATGAGCTCTACTGTTGACAATCGTGTCGTTGATATGGGTTTTAACAACCAACAGTTCGAAAAAGGCGTAAAACAAAGTACGAAATCACTTGACGGCCTTAAAAAAAGTTTAGATCTATCCGAATCTGCAAAGGGTTTAAACGCATTGAATGCTGCTGGCAAAAATGTGAAATTAGATAATATTGCGGATGGCGTAAAGTCAGTATCGAATAGATTTTCCGCATTAGGCATTCTTGGTATGACAGTTTTAATGAATCTCGCAAATGCTGCGGTCCAGTACGGTAAGAAAATAGTTCAAGGAATGGTTAAGCCTTTGAAAGATGGTTTTGCAGAGTACGAAACCCAGATGAACGCAATTCAAACTGTACTTGCAAACACTGAAAAAAAGGGGACAACGCTTCGTGATGTAAGCGAGGCTTTGGATGAATTAAATACCTATGCTGATATGACTATTTATAACTTTACCGAAATGACGAAGAATATTGGTACATTCACCGCTGCAGGTGTGGATTTGGAGACGTCAGTCTCTGCGATTAAGGGTATTGCTAACTTGGCCGCAGTTTCAGGTTCAAACTCTCAGCAAGCAGCTACTGCGATGTATCAATTATCTCAAGCGTTATCATCCGGTACCGTAAAGCTTATGGACTGGAATTCGGTAGTTAATGCGGGTATGGGTGGTCAAGTATTTCAAGATGCTCTTGTGGAAACAGCTAGAGTTCACGGGATTTCCATCGATGAAATGATCGAGAGTGAAGGTAGTTTCAGAAACACACTAGCATCCGGTTGGTTGACAAGCGAAGTTCTATTACAGTCGCTCAGTAAATTTACGGGCGATTTATCGGAAGCACAGCTTGAAACCATGGGATATAACGAAGAACAAATTAAAGGCATTATGAGACTTGGTGAAATGGCCAATGATGCCGCAACTAAAGTAAAGACATTTACCCAGTTAAAAGACACACTAGATGAGGCGATGGGCTCTGGTTGGACTAAAAGCTGGCAGATCATTCTTGGTGACTTTGAAGAGGCTAAAACACTCTTCACTGAAATCAGTGATGTTATGGGTGCTATAATACAAAATTCCTCAGATTCACGAAATGCCGTTCTTCAAAGTTGGAAAGACGCAGGGGGAAGAGCCGCAGGAATTGATATTTTGTGGAACTCTTTCAATGCGTTACAGGCTATTATGGCACCGATTTCGGAGGCAATGCGTGATATTTTCCCCGCGGGAGATATGGGCTTAAAGTTAGCTAACATTACTAAAGCCATTAGAGATTTTACAGAAACTCTAATTATAAACGAAGAAACAGCAGATAAGGTTAGACGCATATTTAGCGGTGTGTTTGCAATCTTCGCGATAGGTAGAGATGTTATATTAGGCTTATTGACCCCGCTGTTAGAACTTTCTAAAGGTATATCTGTAGATGGTGGTGGACTTCTCGATTTCCTGGCAAACCTCGGAGATCGGATAGTTGAGTTCCAAAAGACTGGGAACATTGCCGAATCTGTTTCGAATGCGTTATATTTGGCCATAGCCAAAATCAAAGAATTCGGTGTTGAAATCTGGTATGCTGTAGAGCGAATTAAAGAAAAGATCAAAGAGATTCGTACATGGTTTGAAGGCATATTTGAAGGGATTGATCTTGGGCCAGCTACAGAATTTTTTGATAAAGTTGAAATTCGGCTTGAGCCATTCACACTCTTAGCGAAAGCTACGGTGGGTATACTCGGCTTAATGTTAAAAGCGGCAGCTGCGGTTTTACCATATGTGTTTAAACTAGCGGGTGCTGTTGCAGGATTTGTGTCAGATTTAGCAGGACGAATACAAGATGCAATGACTAATGTAGACTTCGTTAAGCTATTTGACATAATAAATACTGCACTAATTGGTGGTTTGATGTATGCAATGCAACGATTTATGACTAAGGCGCAGGGTTATTAGATGAAGCTGGAGGCATGTTCGAGGGCGTCACAGATGTACTTGACGGCGTTCGCGGATCGCTAGAAGCTTGGCAAATGCATCTCAAAGCAAAGGCGTTACTGTTAATTGCCGTAGCAATTGGTATATTGGCCGTTTCCCTTGTGGCGTTATCTATGATCGATTCAGCAAAACTTACAGTTGCTTTGGCCATCGTCACTGCTTTGTTCGTAGATCTTATCGCGGCTATGACAGCGTTCGGTAAGCTTGGTGGTGGAGGCTTCGTGCAATCGTTAGGTCTTGTTGCTTTGTCTGTAGCTTTACTTATATTAGTGGCCGCCATGAGTAGGTTAGCTGATATTGATCCAAATGCAATGCAACGAGGTTTAGGTGCCATCTATGCATTGACTGGCACAATGATCGTATTTAGCAGGCTGATGAGTGGTATCAGTACGTCGAACATTATCAAAGGCGCAGTGAGCTTAGGCATTTATGCTGTAGCTCTTCTGTTATTAGCACAATCAGTTAAGCAGTTAGGCATGTTAGATCCCGCAACTCTTCAAACGGGTTTGATCGGAGTTGGTGCCTTACTTGCTGAGATTGCTATATTCATGCGTTTACTTGGTGATGGAAAGACAAGTATCGCCGCAGGTTTAGCCATGATCGGTATGGCAGCAGCTATAATGTTAATGGCTGGTTCAGTAGAAAGATTTGGTAAGATGGATGTTGCTGTTCTACAGCAAGGCCTCTTAACGCTCGGTGTTATATTTGCCGAGATTGCTGCCTTTACCCGACTTGTCGGGGATGGGAAACGACTTATTGCTACTGCAGTCGGTATGACAATCATAGCCGGAGCCATGTATATTTTGGTAGACATCATGACGAGAATTGCCAAACTATCCTGGGAAGAAATTGCCAAGGGTCTAGTTGGTATGGGTGGTGCTTTGTTAATTATCGCTGCAGCTGTACGGGCGTTACCGAGAAACATGCTTTTACAAAGTATAGCGCTTGTTGCTGTGGCTGGTGCGCTTAGCATATTAGCAGATGTACTAGAACAGATGGGTGGAATGGATTGGATTGAACTCGGCAAAGGATTATTAGCTTTGGCTGGTGCCTTACTGATAATTACCGTTGCCCTGTACGCCATGTCCGGAACTCTTGCTGGTAGTGCAGCTCTTATAATTGCTGCTGGCGCGTTGTTCGTGTTAGTAAACGTTTTAAAATCGTTAGCAGCGATGTCCCTTGCCGAGATTGGTTTAGCTTTATTGGCTTTAGCCGGTATATTTCTCGTCTTAGGTGTTGCGGGCTTAGCACTAACGGCAGTTGTCCCTTCGTTGTTAGGTTTGGGCGCTTCTATGTTCTTAATCGGTGCAGGAGCAGCTTTAATAGGC